CCAGTACAGCTACTACGCGGTATTTCAGGCGATGCGGGGCAGTGCCAAGCCACAGCCGCCAGTCACACCGCCAACGCAGCCGCCGACTACACCAGATCAGCCGATCACGTGGCACGATTTCAGCGGCCAAATAGCGATTGATGGCGATGAGGCTACATTACGCTTCAATTGGCGAGACATTGAGGCTAAACGCGAGGTTAACGCAATGAGTTTTATCCGATGAAATACCGAGATCGCCTGACGCTGACCCATACGCGCACTTGAACGGACACACCGCGCTATCTCACGTGTACCTCGGTCATGAGGTACTAGAGGAAATGACACAGACAGAACGATACGATACCTATGTTTTGCTTCGTGAGCATTTCCCTGATACTCCGATTCGCACATATTACGGCCCGTTAAAGGCGATTACTAGACCAGACTATCGTTGCAATGGCATTCACCCTAACGGCGAGCGGTATCACGATTATATTATTGCCCACGAAACGCCAAAAGACGATGGTAAGGGTTTAATTGTCCATAGCTATATAGGCCAGTCAGAGTCTTTTGAATCATTTGCGGGGCGTTGGCCTAAAACCCTTGTTAATAATTTTTTGGCGATCAAGCACCGTTTTGGAATGACCTCGCCTTGGAATCATCAGCATGCTGTACACATTAACGTGTTGGATGACTATATCGACACTAATGTAATGGTGGCTGAAATGATTGGATTAAGCCAAGTCGGAGCAGGTTGGATTTACCTTCGATCTGTCAAGGCTGTCGATCCAGGCGAAAAGGCAAAGACAACACAAACGATCATTGATGCGATTGGGGAATTTAACGCAATATGACAGTGCTAGACCGAATACTCGCAACACAATCGGGAAACCTCATTGCCGTGTGGCCGTTGAATGATGCATCTGGATCGACAGCAGACAATGCCGAGGGAACTGCTACTAAAGACGCCGATTACGAAGGGGGGTACACGCTGGATAACCGCCTTGGGCCATTTGGAGAGGATAATTTTGTCACAATGAACGGGGTTAGTGGCACAGCATTGGACATTGTTGATCCTAGCGGGAGTACGTTTGCAGGTGATTTTAAGCTGGAAGCTGGAACTTTTTTGATGTGGTTTTATCCAGAGGATGTTTTGGATTTAGCAGATGCTACGCTTTACACGTTATTGCATGTGCGTGTGGACTCCAATAACGAAATACGTATTAATAAATCAAACTCTGGCGATGATATGGATTTTATTTATGAGGCCAATGGCACGCAATCATCTATTACGATCACCGATATAGACAGCGAAGGGCAGGTTTGGATATTCGCAGCAATGACTTGGGAGGATTCGGTTAATGGCGATGAGCATAACGTATATTTCAAAAAAGGCGATGCTTCTCTGGAAACTGACTCAGCCACAGCGATGGGTGCCGCAGACACCAGCAACCCCTTTCAAGGACGCATATTTTCGGAGCGGCGTGCGTCAAATAACAACTTCAACGTATCTGGTGCGTATGCGGCGTTTTGGGATATTGCATTAAGCCAAACCGAGATTGAGTATATTATTACAATGGGAATCAGCGCCAACCTTGTCGGTTCACGCTCTCGTCTCGCTGGAGGCGGCGGGGGCTTAGTAGGATAAAATTATGTACTTAGGCGATTTAGCAGAAGATCAATTTTTATATTTCACATTCACCACACGCAACAGCAGTGGCGTACCAACAACGCTATCTGGTACACCTGTCCTATCTGTTTATAAGGATAACAATACAACGCAATCCACGGCTGGTATTACTTTAACCGCTGATTTTGACAGCGTAACAGGTCTTAATCATGTGGCTATTGATCTGTCAGCTGATGCGTTTTATGAGACTGGTGCGGATTACTCAGTGGTAATCACAACTGGCACGGTAGATAGTGCCAGCGTGGTTGGCGAGACGGTGGCTACGTTTAGTATCGAGAACCGGTTTGAAGAAGTTACATTATCAGCCAAAACACACACAGGCGCAACCGTACCAACCGTAACAGATGTTACCAATCAGGTGGAAGCAGATGTAACCGCTGTTAGTGGCGATAGCACAGCCGCCGATAATCTGGAACTAGACTACGATGGCACTGGTTACGATAAGTCGAATTCAACTATTGGTACAACCACTAACAACACCGATATGCGCGGAACTGATGGTGCAGCACTTGCCGCGAACTATAATGCAACTCGTGCTGGCTATCTCGATAATCTCGATGGTCACACCGCACAGACAGGCGATACCTATGCACTGGCCAGCGGGGCAACTGGCTTTACGGCGATTGATACGGTAGTTGACGCAATCAAAGCCGTTACCGATAACTTGCCCAACTCCGGTGCATTAACATCCATATCAACCGACATAACATCAATCCTGGCCGATACCAACGAACTGCAATCAGATGACATACCATCTCTCATATCAGCCCTAAACGACATAACAGTATCCGATATCCTAACCGCATCATTAACCGTAGCAATAGCGGCCGATGGGGCAACCCCAACATTGCAACAAGCCATAGTTGAACTACTCCAATTCTTGACAGACTTCACCATTTCTGGCACAACATACACCAGTAAAGCCCGCGATGGCTCTACAACGCTCGGCACATACACCCTAGATGACGCTACAACCCCAACAGGCATTACGCGAGGCTAACCTATGGCAATTCGAGACGTTGTAACCCGTGGCTACGTATATGGCAACGCAGTTTCAACCCGTGGTTACTCCATTAGCGCAGCAATCACCACAACTGCAACCCGCCTATTCACACTACCCGCAATGACTGTATCCCATACTGCCAAACGCATCCTGTCAACATCCAATATCAAGGCTTCATAAATGGCTATTGACATAACTGATTCCCTGCTAACCGTAGCAGAACCCAATACCGGATACCCCGATGTATTTGCCGGAGAAACCCACATATGGAGTGTAGACGTATCTAACATCGTATCAGCACCAGATTCCTTGGACTCTGTATCAATAGTCCTGTCCACAGACCTCGACTCTGACCTGTCTGGCTGGTCTATCGGCGCAAGTGGCAGTATATCCGCCGACACAATAACACTCCACTCCTTCACCGTCCCCGCTGCCGTATCCGACATAGACCATTATGTAAAGTTTCAATTCACCAAAGATTCATCAACATTCATCCGCTTCATTCCGTTTCGGGCATATGTGTAGCCACAAAGTACACAATATAAAAAATGCAATATAAAGCCCACCATTTTATAACTGCAATACCTGGTTCGCGCGGCAATATAACCAAGATCGCTGATAAAGTCGGCTGCACTCGCAAAACGGTATACAAGGCCATTGATTCTTACCCCACCGTTGCCGAAGCCATCCAATCCGAACGTGATTCATTCAAAGATTTAATGGAAACTACCATCGAAGATCAATGCCTATCTGGCAATACCACAATGCTGATCTTCTACGCTAAAACCCAAATGCGAGATAGGGGCTATGGTCAGGAAGATACCAAAGGATTAGATAATACGCCCCAAATTACTGAAACCGTCCACAGTGTACCGGACGCCAAATAATGTACGATGTATGCGGCAATCGGGTCATCGTCAATCATCACCCTGGCCAGTGGCAGGCGTGGCAATCCCCTGCTCAAAACGTAGCCATCATATCAGGCACACAAGGCGGCAAAACCATATTTGGCCCCCACTGGCTGCGACGCGAAATCCAGCAATCCGGCCCCGGCGATTACTTGGTAGCAACCCCCACATTCCCCTTACTCAACCTAAAACTCCTACCTGAATTCCGCAAGCTATTCGAGGATGTCTACCAACTAGGCAAATACGTCGGTTCTCCCTCGCGTCAATTCCGCATATCCCCATTCGGCCAACGCAGGTTATTCGGCAATTCCGGCACAAATTACACCACCAACATATTCTTTGGTCACGCCAATGACCCTGAATCCCTCGAATCCGCAACGGCCAAAGCCGCTTGGTTAGATGAGGCTGGCCAAAAGAAATTCAAATCAGCATCGTACGAAGCCATCCAACGTCGCCTGGCCATCCACCAAGGCCGTACCCTGCTCACCACGACCCCCTATTCCCTCAACTGGCTATACTCCCGCATCTATCAACGTCGCTCCGAACCTCACATAGATGTAATCAACTTCGCCTCTACGATGAACCCAACATTCCCCTTAGCCGAATACGAACGGGCTAGATCAGAGCTGCCAGACTGGAAATTCCGCATGTTTTACAATGGGGAATTCACACGTCCAGCGGGGGCTATATTTAACTGCTTTGATGAAACACATAACACTTGCAACCGCTTCCCCATCCCCCCATCGTGGCCCATTTACATCGGCGTGGATTTCGGCGCAACCAATACCGCAGCCGTCTACATTGCGGAAGATACCACTAACTCCAAATTCTACCTATTCCGTACCTACCACGGCGGCAATGCCTCATTCCAATCTCACGCTACCCGTATAAAATCCACGTACAACCCTATCACCTACGGCGGTGCACCATCTGAAACCCAGGAACGTAGAGAATACCGCAAATACGGCCTCCATATCCGCAATCCCAAACTATCCTCAGTCGAAATCGGCATTGACCGCATATACGCAGCACTCAAAACAGGCAAACTCATCATTTTCAATGACCTATCCAATAACGCCCAAGACATTGAGTCTATGGACATAATCAATCAAATTATGGTATACTCTCGTAAGCTGAATGATGAGGACAAGCCGACAATGGATATAGAAGATAAAAACCGCTTCCATCTGGTCGATGCCTTGCGCTATATATGTGGTTACTTATTCCGACACATTAAACCACCAAGTGATGACACCCACATAGACCTAAACTTATGAGTATATTTAGTCTCCCAGAATTTGCACCATATCAGCGGCAATGGAATGCCAGACAGGAAATATTACATCTTCGCGAGTCATATTATTCCGGCGATGTATTCCAACCTGCCCAACTCCGTCAACAAATCGGCAATGCCCTATTCCCCAGACTTTACAAAAACATCAAGCCCCTATTTCTCCCCATATCCCGTGCCGTTGACGTTGATGTAGGATTAGTGCCTGGGGAGTGGCGGCTAGTTGAAGACATTATCCCAACGCATCAAGACGCTGTAAACCAGATATTTACCTGGTCACATTGGCAGACCGATGGGGTGCTGTATGTCAGCAACGGCAGCAAATACGGCTTATCCGGCCTCAAAATGATATTTGATAGTGATACCAGAGAAGTGGCCCTACGTCCAATATCCCCAACCCGCTTCATCATCCCTAATCCTAATCTTGCCATCCAGATTGAAATGTTCGCCGACGGTGATACTGATTTTGAATACGCCGAAGTTATAACCCCTGACGCTATCCGTACATACAAAGATGGTCAATTATTCGATTACGGGATGGGTCATACCCGCATTAACCCCGTGGGCTTTATTCCCTTCATCGAAACCCAACACATCCGTGAAAACAACCCGCACGGTACACCGACATTCGAGAAAGTCATACCAATACTAGAACAAGTCAACACGGCGGCTTCTCACTTAGCAGACATAATCCGGCGGCACGGAGAACCACAATGGGCTGGCTTTGGCGTATCAGATGACAGAGATATGTATAAATCTGGTGAGTCGTTCTGGTTCATACCAGATAGTGATTCCAGAGTAGAGGCACTAGTACCGCAAGTTGATATAGGCGGTATGATGCAGTTCATCGAAGCCATAGACCGTGAAGTCAAGGCTGGATTACCGGAACTCGCATTTGATGAATTAAAACAAGGCCAAATTGCCACCCAAACCATTGAATTGCAATTAGCCGAATTAGTCATAAAAATTAACCGCATACGCCCCAATTACGACAATGGCCTCAGAACTGGAATGCGTATGTGTGGCCTGGCATTGGGCCAACTTGGTCGATCTGATCTAGCCAACGTATTACTAGATGACGCATTGCACTTCGACTCACATAGACCGGTTCTGCCAGTGGATGAAAAGGCCAGACTTGAAACTGAAATGCTGAGACTGCAACTGGAACAAATGGAAGGAACTAGAATTAACGAGGGAGTTATCGCATAGTGGATATATATAAAACCCTATTGCGGTTACTGGCGCAGGTTGAGAAATCGTTACAGGAAGCATTATCTCGATTGCTCGAAGCCGTCCGCACATCCCTACTCGAAATGTCTACCATCGTATCACGCGAAGCATTATTCAGCATCGGCACACAAGCCATTAACGATATGATGCTGCAAGCCAAAATAACCATATCACAACATATTGACGCGATACTTAGTGCTGCTAATGAAATTCTATCCTTGCAATCTGTAGATACCATCACCCGCTTATCTATCAATGACGCCATCAACGCCTTCATCGAATCCGCATCGGCTTACATCCCAATACTCCTAACCAATTTCCAACAAACCGTACAGAACGAAGCCATCGACCTAACCCGCAACGTATTTAGTAAGCGCATAACGCAAGACGATGCCAGCGTATTCCGCAAAGGCGGCAATGGATTAGCGTTATCGACATCCATCGCAATATTCACTTTAGCCAATCGTAGCATCCTGACTGGCTACAAAGCTGATTCCCCCAATAACCGCAAAATGGCCATAGCCGTAACTGATGACCATACCACAGATACCTGTAAACGAGTTAATGGACAAGTTGTGCGTGTCGATAAGCCATTTAAGCTATCAGGACGCCCCAGGTTCGCAAGGTTAATGGACTATCCTCCGTTTCATTACAACTGTCGTACCAGCATGGTGTTAATCCGTGATAAGCAAGATGAAGCTAGATTATTGGAGCAAATATAATGCCTGATGAAAAAGATAACACCCTAGAAGATGAAACCAAACCCACCAACTCAGACTTCCCCACAACCTGGGATGAAGTATTTGAACATCCCCGTTTCAAGCAACTCTACGCCCAAAATGCTGAATTGAAATCCAAATTGGCTGACCTGGAATCGCAACGTAAGGCAGAGGACACCAAGCGCCTCGAAGAACAAGAGCAATGGAAGGAATTAGCCGAACAATCCAAACAGGAACTAGCCGACCTTCAAGCTAAGGTTGCTGCATCTGAGCTATCAGCCCTACGCCTCAAAATCGGCACTGAACTCGGCCTTCCTGTAGACTTATCCAACCGATTATCCGGCGATGATGAGGAATCCATTAGAAAAGATGCTGAAACTATGGTACAATATTCTAAACCCGTTGCGCCCCAAGGCACCATCACAGAAGGCGGCAAGGGTACACCGCCAACGCCCAAAGGATTATCTGACATGAGTGTTGAAGAGATTGTGGGTATGAGTGCTGACAAGAAAAAGGCGCTGATCGAGAATTCTACATTAGTACAATCACAATAAAACACATCGGTATCAACAAGCCGTTAATTGTTGCAGACTCCACAAGTCTATAACTAAGTGCAATAACGATATACAACTTAGATATAACTTATGGAGTCTTTATAATGGCTAATATTACTCAAACTTTAGTGGATGACAGTATTCCTGTTATGGTTGCTGCGACTGCTCTCCAGTACCTCAAGGGCAACACGGTTATGATGAACCTTGTTGCCCGTGATTGGGATAGCGAAGTCGCAGAGGCCGGTCAATCTGTTAAAATCCCGTTCACTGGTGCATTGAGCGTTAATGCCAAAGCTGCCGATACCGACATTACCCTCCAAACCCCTGCCGATACTGCCGTAACAGTCACATTAGATCAACATAATGAGGTATCTTTTGTCATCGAGGACATTGCCGAAGCATTCAGCCGCCCTGACTACATGGAAGCATATACTAACGACGCGATGGCTGTAATTGCAGAAGAAATCGACACCGACCTATTAGCACTGTATTCTGGCTTCTCTCAAACCATCGACGCGACGGCTGGCCTGGCAGAGGATGACTTACGTGAAGCGGCTAGGCAACTGGACGCTGCCAAAGTGCCGCAATCAGGCCGCAACTTAGTTCTACACGAAGACGCAGCTTATGAAGCGCGTGGCATTGAGCGAATTATCAACCGTGATTATGCGGAAGCCGTGGGGCGGCTCAATGCAGCTAACTTTATGGGCAACGCATACGGTTTCGATATGTACCTGGATCAGCAAGTGGCAGTTGCAACTTCCCAAGCCAAAAACATCGCCTTCCATCGCAACGCCATCGCTATGGTGGTACGTCCACTGCCGGTAGCTCAACCTGGACAAGGCGTATCACAAGCCACGGTATCAGAAGATGGAATGTCGGTGCGTGTTACCCGCAGCTATGACCACGATAAACTTGGTAACAAACTCACCATTGATGTACTGTATGGTGTAGCAGAGTTACGCGACAATCACGCAGTTGTTATCAGCACTACGGAGATATAATTATTATGGCAACTAAACGATTTATTGCAGTAATGTTGGGTGGGTTGTTATTTGCGGCTATAGCGCTGCTTCCCACATATGCACCTGTTAATGCAAGCCCAAATTTGGCCCCAACACCCGTCGCTAATCTCCCTGGCGATTCTGGTGCCAGTGTAGTGAACTTCCAACCCGCAACGGCACTGACATCAGATACCAATACCCGCAGCAGCTTAGACCTGAAAGACTTTGAATATGTTGATCTAAGCTATACCATTGATCACGGTACAGTTAACACCACAACATTAACCGTGCAATACTCCAATGATGGCTCAAACTGGGTTAATGGCGTGGCTTTAGTATCTAACTCCGCCGCCGATGGTAGCGACATTACACGTATTCCAATGTTCGGACGGTATATGCGGGTTAATCAGGATGTGACAAATTCCAACGCAATTACTATTACGTTAATAGGGGTGGCAAAATAATGGCAGAAGCTAAGAAAGCGGCTCCAAAGTCCACCACGCCTAAAGTTCCTAAACAAGGCCAAGACGGCGTATATTGGATTGTGAATAAGTCCGGCACGGTCCACAATTGCGACAAAGATCACGCGCGCTGGCGATTAACTCAAATTGGCTACCGTCCCGCCGAACCCGAAGAAATTGCCAAATACTTTGAACTCAAAGGCTCTCAACATTCCCGTCAACGCATCGCCAAGCCGCATAAGCAGGAAATTGAAGAAGTCTTAACTGGCCTTGATGAGTTTGATAACGAGGATTAACCGCCATCACCACCCCTACTGAATACCGTAACCAAATAGAGAAATCCCTGGCCGAAACAACCGGACACGTCTACAA